TTACTTAAACTGATAAGTGAGACCTGCCATTCCACCGTAATCATAATAATCATTCTGGGCTACCGAGCCGTTGAGGCTAGCCCAAACCTTGAGGTTTGGGTTTAGGTTACCTTGCATACCGGTCTTGAATTCATAACGGCTATCAGGCGAATCGCTACTGAAGGTTGCGCCATCAAGAGTAACGCTATTAGCTACAGGTTTGCCACTCCACAGATTCGTTTCAATATAAGGATGTATACCAAAACCATCATCCTTCAGCGATGTCAGCGATGTCAGCGTAATCCTTGCACCCAGACGACCTATAAAACCATCACCTCCATTATTGGTAACACGGGTACCATTACTTTCGATATGAGTATCCTGTTCATAATGCATATAAATACCCTGCGCTTGAGGTTCAATTATCCAGTTATGCCCCCAATATTGACCAAGGTTTGCGCCATAACCCGCTTCCAGGGATAATGTATGATTATAACTGTCATACTTTTCTTCAGGTAAATCATCGCCATTAATTTTATTATTAAACCAGGCATACTGATACCAACTGTCAATATACATTCCCAGGCGGGATTGTTCATCAGCAAACCATGTCCCATAAACACCAAGATTGTAACCATCAACGCTTGAATGCGAGCCAGCCTTCACCCCATCAGCATGTGAAGAGGATGTCGATTGACCGATTCCGGCCATGAAACCCATTGTCCACTGGTCAGCACCGGAGAAATGGCCTGCCAGGAGATCGCTCCCAAGCTCCATACTAAAACCGTCTCCATCTGAATCCAGGGCGCCATTTGCTCCTTTAGTGTGAGTGTGCTTACCGATGATGTGTCCCCAGGATGCCTCAGGATCTTTTTTACCATTTTGGAAACGATCGCCCATACGGTCAAAGAGCGTACCCAGGAACATGGACTGCGCCGCCTGTTGGTTTGCCAGATATGAACCTACTTCAGGACGGAGCTGCAGTTCAGCTGGCACTGGGCTCGGGTCAGGCGTCGGATCAGGCGTCGGGTCAGGTGTCGGTTCAGGCGTTGGGTCAGGGACGGGCTCTGGATTTTTCGCCGAATTCAAATACCAATTGCCTGTAGCATCCTGAACGAGATTATATTCATATGCCCCAGCCACAGCACGGCCCTGTAATGAGAATACTCCGCTGGAGTCATCCCCTTGGACATTGATAACCTCAATACCATTAACGGTGGCAGCGCCGTGGCCACCCATATTAGTAACTTTAACGCTAGAATTACCGGTAGAATTCCCCTGGATAATTAATTTGTCTGTGGAGGAATCATCGTTATCTAACACTGTGTTAATATTAACTGTTCCGCCATCGCCAATATAATCACCTGTAATGGTCATGGTATTCCCTGGCGCAGAGCCTCCAATTTGGAGCGTCCCATTATTTGTCACGGAGCCATTTAACGTCAGCGCGTTGATATTTCCATTAGACGAAACAGAAGAAGATGACATTGTGTTAAATGCATCAAGAACAGCGACAGTGCCTGCGTTTTGAATATCGCCTTCAATATTGCCAACACCGCTCAATGTCCCCCCCTGCAATATAGCAATATCTCCACCCTTCAGAGAAGCAGAATCCGTGGTGCCGTCCCCAACAATTAATGTCCCACCGTTATTAACTTCGGTTCCACCAAGAGACGTTTGATCCAGTGCACCATTGAGTGTTAACTCTCCATTGACGGTTAAGGCATCAGTAGTTGAACCATTCAATACAACATCGCCATTCCAGGACCATTTACTTCCGGCATCGGACGTTATCCTCGATACGCCGTTGATACTGCCGGCCTCTGAACCTTCTCCGGTTAACGTTAATGTATTGTTATTTCCAGCGGATTGTATCGCTGCTGACTTAACGTTGTCAGACGACAAATGCGATCCAGTCCCAAGCGTAACGGTATTATTGTCACCCTTCAAATAAATAGCGGTATGGTTATTATCGCCACCTAAAATTGTACCCGTGTTAATAATAGTGTTATTTGAGTTTTCAATGTCGACCGCAGAAGCCGTTGCACTACTTATTTTCCCGGCATTATTTAATGAGCTATCGCTCTGTAAATAAACAGCTGAATTACTAAATCCTGTACCGTTCTCCGAACCACTGCTTACAATGCCAGTTGATTCATTCACAACATTCACTACAGCACCCGTTCCACTAAAAGCACAAATTCCACATTGAGAACTTGAGATATCGCCCTTATTGGTGACGTCGACATATGCCCCGGCACCAATTTCAATCGCCGTGGTCGTGTTATCAGTGGTGGCTCCAGTGGTAATCAGTGCACCCTTTTCATTAATAATAGTTAATTTCTTAGTGCTATCCGTACCTGTCACATAAATACCGTCTGCATTCGTTGGACTGTTTTTGCCGATAGTCCCATAGTTATCAATGGTACCGCCTGTGCCAACATAATAGATAGAATGCAGTCCGCTAGCTGCACTGATATCACCTTTATTAGTAAGATTGACTGCACCGGCGCCATTGCTGTCGACGTAAAGTCCTATGTCCGAACCTAATATTGTCCCTTCACTTTCATTCAAAATCGAACCTGTCGTTGAGAAAGTGAGGCCAGCAGCTGTCGCTCCAATCGGCGAATAAATTGAACCGTGATTGATAAGTTCAGCACCTGCAATCCCCTGGATGGTGAGAGCACTTACAGTACCATTGGATGTAGTTAGTTCTGTTCCGGCTGCAATCAGATATGAGCTATCGTCCTTATAACTCACTTCTGAAGAACTGTCCGGAATGATTGTTTCAGCATGAACCGATAATGTTGTTCCGAGTAACAATGAAGGGAAAATGAGTTGCAGATTATTTAACTTCTTTAATTTAAACGGGTGATGGTTGAGTTTTTTGGTTTCACGCATAAAATAATACAAATCCTAATTTTAACAAGTGGTCATTTATCAAAAATGAGTTTTTCCATAAGTGTTTTTTCTCGCATTTTAAAAAAAGACTCGCTTATTTATTTGCCATGATAAAAATGATGGACAAGTTATATATTGATGTCTCTTTGATACAGCGAAAGAATTTAATTATAAAGGCCCGCCTGGCGTTATCACAGTTAAATTCGTTCCAGAATTAGACTGGATAGATTTATGAATCAATAATGTGCATAAAAGAGTATATGAGTTAATTCCTTGCTTACTAAAATAGCTTGTAAAGGACGGGTGGATTACTTGCGTGAGAAGTACCACGTACTTGACCTGCCCCGGGAGCAGATCCAACGCTCAGTTAGGCATGTCGGATCCTTCACTATCAGAATTATCGGTCCTCCTACCCCGCGCAATTTCAGACAGAGTCTAATAACTCAGCGTGGGTGCAGGAGGCACTCGTTATAACCCTTGCGCCATTCAATGATGGTTTTATGGCATGACTGACGTCGCTTAATCAGTGTTCATCCAGGCGCTCATCGCAGAAGCTTCAGCTAACTCTTCCAATAAATCCGTTCTGGGTCGGCTTGTTGGGCTGGATAAGCCGCAGCTTCGCTCATAAGCCCCCTGTACAAGTGCTCTGCAGGTTAGCTCCGGCCTCTGGTCAGTTCTTATCGTAGACAGGTAGCTTTGAGACAGTGTGCTGTGATTCAGCATACGCGTGGAATGCACGCATGAAATCCCGACGACCTCAGTGACCGTCAGGCATTCTTTCATGAAGTCATCCCCGCAGATGAGGCTCTTGATCCTGCGACCGGTAGCAAATGCGTTCATGGCGAAACCTATCGATCAGTAAAAGCTTATGGAAACGTCCAAAAGCCACAGATCGCTTATCACCGTCGCGAATAGGGCTGACCGAACACCAACGCGTACACGTGGTTTTATGCAACGAATGAAAAATGATACCCAGAAACCCTTCTACTCACTGAGCAGTATTGGCGCACTGCGGAACTCTGCTGTAAAACGTGCTGGCATAGCCATAAAGAGAATTCACTGCGGCGGCAGTGGCACGGGAATACACTTCTGCATTCGTGCGTCGTAATACTTCATCTTGCTGAAAGCGGGAAAGAATATCGTTGCGGATTTGGGTAATAAGATCGGGCAGTGGCGGGCGGTAAAATTCGCTATCAGCCATAATTTAACTCTCTCCAGTAATCGTCAAAGCGCATATTCCATACGCTACCGTCTCGCTGATAAATATCATTGTCGAGCGCTGCTGCATCCTGACCGCTGCGCCGGGAAACCACTTCAATACGCGCGGCCACGCCGTCATCAAGCAGCCATTGCAGTGCTTCTATCGCATAGCCGCCGCGCAAGTTAATGCGATAATGATTTTTTTCACGTTTTGACCTTACAAATAAATCTGAGAGAACGCGGTGCGGGATGCGTTTAGTTGCCCCTGCGCGTTGGTGATGGCTTCCGCATTACCTGCCACGTTAGCCATAGAAAGTTCACGCTCACACTGGTGTACCCGGCGAAGCGCGGCTTTCTGTTGTCGCTGATGCGTGATCTGCTCTTTGGAGATCGATAACGATTCGATTACCAGACCAGCTACACCCACCAGCAATTTACGGACGGTTGCCTTCATGACAGAAACAGCTCCCGCTCTGCCGCGCGGCGACGGGTAAGGCCATTCATGACTTTACCGTTTGATTTATTCCATTTGGGGAATTCATCTGCGGCGCCAGCGTAATCACCAGCGTTGAGTTTTTTCAACAACGTACTGTCGCCAAGACCTTCGGCAATGTCGTCGGAATCAATATCCGGCCCGACGTTGTAAGCGAATGACACGAGAGCATCAAATTGATTCTGGTTAATTTCCACCTTAACGAGCTGCATTACATCCCGCTCAAATACATCAAGGTCTGCTGAAAAAGCCTGGTCTGCCTGTTGCTGTGTGCAAACCAGCCCCGGTTTAACTTCCGGGCCGGTATGCCCCCAGCCAATTGTCCACGGGTCATTTCCAGAACCCGGATCCGGATAAGCTGTAAGCTCGCAAGTTTCGAATCCCTTAATAAGATTCTGCCCGACATCACTTGTTTTCACGTTTTCCCTCCAGCCTTTCAAGAAGGCGTTTTTCGAAAAAGTCTAAAATCTTTATTCCCATCCACGCTGCCAGGCCGCATGCAACGGAAATGCCGTAAATTTTCCACTCGAGTCGAACGACGATCATCAGCGTCAACGAGCTGGCGAAAATGCTAATAACGATTTGCCCGATAGTGAAAACGAAGCTGACCGGATTGCCCGTCATCCAGTTATAAAAGACACGGGCAGCGGTACCCATCAGGGTGAAAAGCAAAATTATCAGGTAGCCGATCCCGGTATCGTCAGGGATCTGAATTGGTGGCGGCATACAGCGCTCCACAGCGGCAGGCATAAAAAAACCCGCCAGGTTAGGCAGGTCGTTTTGAAAATACTTACTTTGTACGTACTGAATTAATACATCCTGCTACACCAAAAGCTTTTCATATAATCAATTAGCGTTAAAAAAATCCTTCTCAAACAAATCTTACAATGTTTTATCCGAAAAACATCTGTTGATCTCCTTTATTATTAAAGGATCAGCCACAACTAAAGTCTCACCATTATTCTTAGAGACCCTTTTAAAGGTAGATAAATTTTTTTCACATTTACCTAAAACTAACCCGTCACCATAAGACCCTAAAAGAATATAGCCATCAGTAGTTATAAACGTTTTCATGGGGGTCATTGAAAAAACCGCACCTGATAACCCTGCTGTAACCGTAATAGTAAATGCCAAAAAAACAACATCAGCGATACCAGTGTTCGCAATATCACGTGTTATAAAAGTTTTAAGCTTTAAAGTTGAGTACACCAGAAGACTTGAAAATGAAAAAATTATAAACCATGTATTATCAAAGACTCCTCGTAACGGATCGAATGCTGCCTTAATGCTGAAAAGATAAACATTTAAAATTAATGTAAACATTAAAATCATTATGCCGATTTGAATGTATTTCTTAGGATTGGTGATCATTAACGTATCGATGAAACGGCCCAAAAACAAACAAACCAACAACACATAACCTGAAGTTGTTAACATTAGATTTAAATCAACTTGAATAAACTCCGTAGGGAAACCCAAATAATAAGCGTAACCAAAATGGAAAAAATATGTGAACAAATACAAAAAAACTGCTAGAGCCGAAGCAAGAGGGATTTTATTTTTTATTTTATCTAAGCTTAACATCTGCATTTATTCCTTTAGACACAGCAAAATATTCAAATCAAATCACAAATTACGGTTTGACATCATCAAAAAGCCCGCTCTATGGCGGGCTCTTAAAACTTTGGCATCATATCAAGTTAGGCTTAAATATGGCTGATTTCGTTGCACTTTGCAAGGGGCAACTATCCAGGTCGATTCCCCAGCACAGCTACCAGCGCGTTATGGTCCATCTCTCTAAATGCCTGTTTGAGTTGCTCCCAGTGCGAGGCGTAAACCCTGAGCCAAGTTGAGCTGTGGATGCTCATAAGTCGGGCCAGAGCTGCCCCTGCATACTCCTTGTATGTGTCGTTGTAAAGGGTAGCGGCCACATCCTGCGCAGCAAGCCAGACCAGCGAGATTAAGCGTTTTTAGTTTTCTGCAGTAGACCTGCCGGCAGGTGCTGCTGGTGGCCATTCCAGACCGCTTCGCAAATCAACGTCTGATAGCGGAAGGTCAGATCGAATCCGTAGCAGTAGCGCAGCCACGCCTGTTCGTGTTCCGGCAGCAGATTAACCGCACGGCGCCACGGCGCGGCGGCAAACTCATAATCGTTTATCGGCGGCATTGGCCTGCGACAACTGCGTGTCTCCAGAACGTAAAGCGCGGAGTTCTCAGCTTTAACAGACCGAGTACCGCCTCGCCCGTCATCAAGTTCCACGGTATGCACTGGCTTACGTGGATTACGGTTCTTGTCTGCCAGCAGATTTTCGCTGAATGCCTCCAGTTGCCCTTTCGTTTTTCCTGATGTGTCCCGCAGCGCGTGGGTAAGCTCAAGACGAACATAATTGAGTAAGTTTTCGTCCATCAGATAAAGCCCTCCCGGCGCCAAATTTCTTGTGTGCGTAAAACGCCCTCTGCATGCATCAGGCGCAGCTCGTCGTGCGTGTAGTCGTTGGTATTGTTGCGACCGTCGATTACATCGTGACAGCCACTACAGGCAATTGCCGCCTGCTGATCATCAGGTTTGCAGCCTTTTCCACATGTACCAGCCATACGGTAATGTGCCAGAACGCTTGTTTCTGGATTGCCGTTACAATAGCCGGGGATCCTTACCTGACATTCGCGGTCACGCGCTTCTTTTCTGAGATTAACTTTTCGGCTCATACTGCCACCCCGACCAACTTCATCGCTGCTCGGTGGATTTGAGCCAGGAACGTGCGCCCCATCGTCTCCAGCTCTTCGCGGCTAATGTAGCTCATCGTCGGGCCAGTCCAGCTTTTATCAAATACGGCGATAGCCATGCCGAACCCTGCAGAGGATTCTGACGGCTCGCCCTCGGCAGGGATATACCAGTCGGGAAGATCAAAGCTGATGCGGCCACGGACGAAAGCAATATGATCGGCATTTTCCGGCCACCAGCTTTCGCTCGTCGCTGATTTGATGAAGAACACATATCGACCGCCCAGCTCGCGCATAGCGGCGGCGTGCTGCATGATCGGTACCATGCCGGTGATGTATTCGCCCTCGTACTGCCGGGCGCGACTGTATGGCGGATTGGCATATGCAGCACCGCCTAATATCGCCAGCCGGGCAGACCAGTCTTGCGCCAGTGCGTTATCTTCTGCAGTGTAGAAATGCTCACATTTGGCGTTGTGGCCATCGGCGAAAAGGTCCAACGAGAACGGGCCGAATTTGGCATTGATGCCCCACCAGATCGGGTCCGGTGTGCGCCACTGGTCACCTACTTCCTTCAGTTCGTGCGACTGACGATTACGCAGCTCCTCGAGCGCCAAGCAATAGGGATTCAGGCTCATAATGCCTCCCCTTCGTCACCTACCGTTCCCCAAAGCTCTCCGCGAACAATTCGACTAATGGTAGATTGCGAGACTCCATACCCACTCGCGGTATGCATCGAAGGATTTGAGCAGCGCGATATCACGTGTCCGGGTATGGGCTGCATCGGAAAGGAATAGTTCGGCGGCATCGGCCAGCGCAACGCTATGCTGTTGCCCTACCTGCCGGCAGAGAAAATCAACAAAGCCGTTAACAAGCTTGCGCTCTTCAGGAAGGATTGCGCCGCCAGTCGGGTTCCAGTATTCGAAGCCAAGTTGAAGGAGTTTGAAGAAGCGTTTGTGAAACTGGTAATTGCGGACACGCTTAAAATCGGCGTGTATCCACTCACCGAGTTTAATACGTTGCAAAAATTGGCTGGCCTCGGGCGTTGCCGGGGTCAGGATAGTAGGGCCAATCTTTTGTAGTTGAATCTGTGCCATCGGTTTTCTCCGGTGACACAGTGATATCTCAGAAGGTTGTTCAGACCTTTCAGAAGATTATAACGTATGCTACTCGTCCTCAGATAGCTTCAGACCAGCTTTTTTTCGTGCCTCTTCCAGTGCTGGCATTGACGTAACAAACTCATCTTTGCGCAACGCAAATCCCCGTTCTGGCCTGCCCTTAAAGAAATAAATAAGAACCGGGCCAGTAAGTGTTGGTAACCCGGGGATTAAATCATCTGGAATTTGCATGAGATGCCCCTACTTTCCTACCTTTACCATAAGGTAGTGTTTTAAAACGGCTGGCAGCTGCACCCACCAACACCAACACCAACGGCAGAATACCTAACAAAACCAGTCATCCGCGCTTTCATGGTTTCCTGCAGGATCTCTTCAATACGCGCCTTATCCCCTTTTTCACCACCAATGATGCTTAAGCCATCAGCGCCAGCCCGGCGCACAGTAAATTTGCAATCTGAATAGCTCTGGCTGATGCGTTTGGACAGCTCTTGTTCCAGAGCTGGCACTGTGCCGTCTGGCAGTTTTTTCGTGCGATCAATGATGACTTCAATTTTCATGATTCCCTCCAAGGATTAATACTGTATGAATAAACAGTATACCTGTAATCTGAAATGATCAATCCTTTAAGAGCACTTTTTGCCAAATCTAATCTATTGTTTATGTTCTGATTTTTCTTGAGCATGAAAAAACCCGCCAATGGCGGGTTGCTTTAGTTGCTAAAATTTAAACAAGTTGGAACAAATTTCTTGGGTTTGAAAGTGGGCGATTCACCGAGAAAAGTTCTCTAACTAGTTCCTGGCTTAACCCTGTTTTCATGAGAACTTTTACCCACGTTGCATCGTCCAACATTTCGATGGCTTCAGCTAACATACTAGGCTCTTCAGGACGTAAAAGTTCATCACCTGGCTCTACTTTTGTATAGCCTTTCGAGTTCAGATGCATGTAACCAGTTCTCGCTTGATCCTGGGTTAACAGCCCCAAAGTACTGGCCCGATAAATGCACATTTTAAGGCTAATTTTCCATCTGAGTTTAAACTCAACCAAAGCGTTCCAATCAAATTGTTTCCCTCTAATACGTGGAAATTCTTTAATGAACGATAATCTTGGAACTAGTAGCGCACTCGAAAAACGATCAGCTTGTGATTCCGTCAGCTTATCACCAGTAGTAATCCCCTCATGCATTACCAAGTGCCCTAATTCATGGCCCAAATCTGAGCGAAATCTGCATGTGCTTTTTTTGACATTGTTCCTGATAATAACTGGTCTGTTGTTATGGACAGTGAAAGCATCAACTCGGTCATCTACCCCGGTTACATGAGCAACTATCACCCCGAGACTCTCAGCCAATTTAACCATTGACGAAATCGGCCCCAAACCTAAGTGCCAGGCTCTCCGGCAGTCCTCTGCCACTCGCTCTATATCATTCGGAGTAAGCAACTCAGCTCCAGGATGCTCAGGTATACAGACATCCGGGAATTCAATTTCACCTTCAATAGCTGAGATTATTATGTTTAAAATCTCAGCTCTGGCTAAGACACTATTTGTGAGTGTTTGTGTCCTAGACTTTTTACTCCGAAAGTGGCAAACATCACTTTCGAGTGCATATTTTCGCTCTGTAAAAAGAAAATCAGGTTTAATCATGAGAGCTGAAGCTATCAGATCTAACATTTGCTCAGAAGGTCTGAATCCTTTCTCCAGTTTGCTAACAAATTGTTTTGTCTTGCCAATTTTCTCGGCTAACTCTTCGCAAGAAAGCCCAACAGCCATCCTGGCTAGTTTGAGCTTATCCCCACGATATTCAGTGAAGTCAATCACCTGATGTTCCATTGTTGCTCACATTCGAATCTTGATCTTTGTTACGGCGGCGAAGTGATGCTTTGCCGATCTCCGCTTCGTCAGGAAGAATATTAGAATCAAGAGGCATAAGCGGCACAGAAGCAGTGGATTGATGAGAAACCATGCTTACCTGAGCGCCATATGCATTAAACCCAACGAGAGCAACCTCCCAGCGCGGTAATGTTGACTCTAACTCACCATCTTCCTCTTCAGATATAAATGGCTCAGCTAAAATACGCCATGTGATATCTTGTTCGGCCTCAGTATCGCCAAATAAAGAAAGCTGTTCGTGCTCAACTTTGTTCCGGAGCAGGCGGTGTCTTTTCTTAGGGTTGTTAATGCAATCCTTAGAAAATTGCAGAGGGACTTTATTTAAGGCTACGACGTAATCCAAACCTTTTGATACCATCTCCAGACCCGGAATAGTCCCTTCGCTTTGAATAAGATGATTTCTCACCCAGTCATATGCTCGAACACCTTCAGACCAATTACTGTCCAACGAGTGCTTATGGAAGTACAACAGCTCTAGAACGTTAGCAATCTCTGCCAACAACTGACGTACGTTGCTTTCAGCAAGATAAGGCTGAAACTCCCAACAAGGTGCTAACTGGTTATCACTCATTTCAAGTTTCGCTTTTTTTGGAATTCGTAAACCATATATTTTCGCATATCCTTGATTTTGTCAACCAAGAGAAATGAAAAAACCCGCCAAAGCGGGTTGTTTGTCGGTCTCTCGTTCTGAACTGCTATGGCTTCGCCGGTTGGCCTGACGTTGCTTTTGTTGAATCAGTACCATTCGCAGCCTCTGCCTCTGGCAGTGGTGACGAATTCGCATAGTTCCACATCCGCTGGAACAAGTTCCCCGTAAGGTGATCTCTTTCACTTTTCGGTGCCGCAGCCATACTTATTATCCAGACGGCAACAATGAGAACGATTGTCGCCCACACACCAGAAAAGCCAGATACAGTGAATTCCTTCAACCATTCCCATTTGGTTTGTTTTTCTGCAACGCTTTGTTTTATTTTTTTATGATATTCCTCAAGTGCTTTTTTGCCTTCTTTGGCAAGAGCCTTTTTATGTTCAGTATTGATGGCATTGATTTGCTGGGCTGCTTTTTGTTGCGTTTCTGCAGCAATGTCATTTACAAGCGTAAAAATGAGAGCGGATGCCCGCTCATGACAGCTCTGCTGTAGCCGTGGCGTTGTAGCTACAGAATCATGATAATCATCTAGTTTGGCTTGAATCTCTGCCTGACTCTTTCCCTGCGCTCGATAACCAATGGCTACACCGTCCTTATCAGCCTTATAAATCGCATAAGCGATAAGCTGGCTTAGGTCGTTCGAATCCTTAACTAGCTGAGAAAACACCCATTTTTTATTGTGTGTCATATTCCACCAAGCATAAAAACGCCCCCTAATAAGGAGGCGCTTTTAATAAATTCATTATTAGGCTCGTGCTTTTTTAAAAGCCTGATTAAACATATCTACTGCTTCTTGGGATGAATAACCAGATGACTTCTGAGACCGCACTGATCCAGCAAACCCCTTCCCATCAAGGCTGGTTTTGTTTACTGTTTTTCTAACTGTTGCATCTTGAAAGCGCCCAGTCATTACACTTCGGGCTACCATTTTACCAGCTTCGCGTGCTGTAACTAGCTGCTTTGCCGCAACTTCAGTTGTGGAATTTTTGGCAATTCTCTCAATGTCAGTGCTTGTGTAGCCAAGGCTGTAGTTTTTGTTCTTACTCATCTTTTCGCCCACCTTTTTGATGGCACAAACTTAGCATGAATTTCATACTGCTTGGAATATTTTATTAGCATTGTAGTACTAATCCCAGTTTTGATCACTTAACTACACGGAGATGCCGCACGTTTTTACGGAAACTCCCCCAATCAAAATTCACCCACATGCCCTTGTCCATCGTCAATCGATCTATCACGCGCGCGCCCAACGTGGCAGCCAGCTCGTCATAATTCTGATTAGTTAGTACGCCGACGGGTTTCATCGCGCCAAGACGGCGATCGACAATTTGGTTCAGCAATACTTTTTCGTGCTGTGACCCCTTCTGGACTCCAACCTCATCCAGTACAAGCAGATCGACACGGCTCAGTTCGTCCAACAGTGCGGCCTCAGATTTGCCCTCGTCGTAACATCCACGCACGCGGAGCATCAGGTCGGAAACCGTGACAATCAGCACGGTGTGATCGCGCTGCAACAGATAATTACCGATAGCAGCGGCGAGATGATTTTTGCCGGTTCCGGGGTTTCCGCTGAATACGAAACTGGCAAACCCTTCTCCGAAATTCATGGCGTAGCTTTTTGCCAGGCTGAGTGCATGGCGCTGGCCATCTCCCTGCACCGCGTAATTCTTGAATGTGCAGCTCTGGTGCAAATTCTGGATGCCAGAGCGACCGAGGATTTTTTCTGCTCTGGCTTTCAGATTCAGCTTGTCCACTTCGGCGGCTCGCTTGCGGCCTTCCTCGTTATGCCAGTTGCGCCATTCGTCCACACTGGAAAACTTCGGCTGAACACCTGCCGGGATCAGTTTCTTCAAGCGTTCCATTGCGCCACCTGCCGAAAAGTTTTTCATGGCTAGCCCCTGAAGCCCGGTGGGATGGAATTGTCTGGTGTTGAAATCTGGTTAACATCCCTACCGTAACTACCTCCAGATTTCGGGATCTGCCATTCGTTTTCGTAGTGGCAGGAACGTCCAAAAAATGTCGCTGCTTGCTGAACGTATTCGGTATGTTCCTTCCCAGTCGCCGTGATGTAGGCAGCGTAACGCTTCACACCATCGATCATGTCCTGAACAGGTACACCGGATTTAATTCGAGCATTCCAGGCTTTGAATGCAGTCTGCTTGCTGTTGCCCCCTGCTCGTTTGGGATAATTCGACCAGGCATCTTCGAACTCAGCGGAATATTCAGATTTTGTGTCTGCCTTCCCCTCGGGGGGTAAGGGGGGATCTTTTAAAACCTGTTTACTGCTTACTGCTTTCTGGATAACTGATGGCAAAGGCTTAGGCTTATCCTTAGGCAAAGGCATTGCCATGTCGAAAGCCTCACCCATAGACTTGGAAACCGCGTAGCACACTGCTCTCAGCGATTCTCTTGCCTCCCATTTCAGGGGGCAATCTGGTAATAATTCGAATGCACGCACCCAAGATTTGACGACATTTAGCGATGCTGGCGGATTGTGTTTTGCTGCGTTGGGTACGCAAAGGAGAGCAAAAACCGTTTTACAGCGTCTCGAGCATCGGAGCCAGATGGAACGCTGCCGTAAAACGTGCTGGCATTCGGCGCCGGAATCCGTACCATACGCGGCATACTTTTGCCTGCTGGCTTCTGTCAGCCGGTGCGAATCCGTCATTTATTGCGAACCAGATGGGGCATGAAAACGCACAAATGGTGTATGAGGTCTATGGGATGTGGATTGAAGAGCTGTACGGCGATCAGGTGCTGATGCTGAACGACAAGCTGGCGCTCTAA